ATCATCAACCCAATTAGTTAGCTGTGGTAGTGCATACTTCCACAATACAAGGTAAGCAGTTGCGCGTGTCCACTGTGATTCAGTTAGGTAACTGGCGTCCATTTCACCTGCAATGCCCTTACGGTGCCACCAGCGATTGCGAATCTCACGCTCGACATCTGCCTGTGCCTTTGCATGTTCAGCAGTAAACGCTGGTATGCCAAGGTCAAAAATGTCAGGGACAATTGCTTCTAAATCGTCGTCGTCACTAAATGCCATGTCGTCACCATTTTATCTTAGCAGACCAATAAACCGCGTCGAGCGGTGTTGCATTGCGCAGGTTCTTTTCGTGTCTTGCGTACCAAGCCGCTCGCATTGCTTTGTCGCGGGCAGACTCACCGTCTTTAGGTGGGTAAGTCTTCGCGCCTTTAGCGCCGAACCTAACTAGCTTGATAACGCCTTTGTAGCGAGCCAATACCGCATGCGACTTGTTGGGATGCCGTGGCGTTCGCTTTGCCACGTTGTAATCCTCAAACCGTTCACCGCGATAAGTGACTGCCATATAAACCTCAGAGTAAAGCGGCCCCGAAGGGCCGCATACATCTTAGAGTGTAGCGTCAAAGAACATCTCAACACCGTAGCTGTCATCAAGCTCGCCAACACCGTAGACGGCAGTAGCGTTAAGCTCGAATGCACGGTTAGATGCGTCTCGCTCTGTCTCAAGGTTGAAGTCACGCTTCATAGCAATGCACATTGACTCAGGTGCAAATACTGCGCCCTTCGCGTCTCCGTTACCGTCAACAGTAATGTTTGCTGACTGGTATACGTCGATGCCAGCGATAGAACCTACGAAGCCGTTGCGCATTGCTTCGTTCTGTAGGTCGCCACCGTTGGGATTAGCGAAAGTGTTAGTCAGGTTCGCTGACAACTGATACGCGTGATAAGGGTGAACAACAGCCGCAAGTGAGCCACGTACCTTAGCATTGCGCAGAGTTGCCGCCGCCTTGAACAGGTCAGCTACAGTAATTTCCTGAGCCGCCGCGCCAAGAGAGGCAGAGAATCCATCGAACAAAGCGATGATATCTGTGTCAATCTTAGTGGCAATAGAGTTGCCGAGTACCGTGCCAAGCTCCTGTGCAGGGTTGCCAGCGCCCATTGCCGCGATGTCAGTCAGCAATACCTGCGCACCAACTTCACCAACGGTAACAGTGACACCAGACGTGCTGACAGTAGTAGAAGACATGTCAGTGCCTTCAGTAAGGTCAGCCGCAGTAACTGCTGGGTACTTTGGTACTTGGATAGTTGTACCAGCTACGTTACCGATGTCGTAACGAGTAATTAAGCCCATCATCAAAGACTGCTCTTCGGCCTCGAAACGAGCGGCCATAATCACATTTGAGAATAAATCATTCAGAGTTGTACTAGTAGAAGCCGCCATAATTGAAATCTCCTAAGTGAGCGGTTTATTTCTTAGCTAACCGCATAGCACGATAAGCCTCACGCCCACCGTTTTCCCAGTTAGCCTCCATATCTACCGCCGACATAGGTTTCGACGTCGAACCACCTACCGCAGTCTGCGAGCCAGCGCCACCAGATGACGCCTTTACGAAGTGCGGGTTTGTTGACAAGAAATCACCGACCAACTCATCAACAGTAAGAGCATCGCCCTTGTCGTTGTATCGTGGCGTTCCGTTCGCATCGTAAACCTCTGCGGTGCCGTCTTCAGACAGCCGAACCGAGCCACGTAGCAACTGACTGACTTGCTCTGCCGAGACTGCATTGTTTCGGCTTGCCGCTGACAGTAATGCCCCATCAACTAACTGCGTTTCGAGGCGTTGCTTGTAAGTCTTAATTTCTAAGTCTTTCTTTTCGACAGTCTGCTTCAGAATTGACTCGAACTCTCCCCGCTCTTTCTGCTTCTCAATTTCAGCCTCTTGCTGTCGTTGTAGAAGTGACTTAGCTTCGTCGAGGTCGATACCGTCTAGCTTCTTCTCGTACTGTCGCTTGGTGCGAGCAACACGGTCAGCCACTATGCGGTCTAACTCTTCTTGCGTGAACGTCTTTAAGTCCTGAACTTCTGGTGTTTCCACTGCGGCTTCAGTTACCGCGTCTGCCATGATTTCATCGCTCATGTTACGAATCCTCTCTCGAGTAGGTTAATTGTATCAAATTAGCGTGACTTGCGCTTTTTCTTGCGCTTGTCTTTCTTGTGGTACGGCATAAGTCCTCCTTAGAAAACAGGTCTAAACCTGTGTCTACAGTTGTACCCGCCTGCAACCACAAACGGGCTACCATCTCTTTTGCCTGCCCAGCTATCAGACCACGCCTCTCGTATTTCTTCAATCGTCATTGTTTTGCCGACGTGCTTTTCGCAGTGGTCGCGAGTCTTTGAGTCATCTGGACCGAAGTATTTAAAACGAGTTGCACCTGCTTCTAATGACATATTAGTCGTAATAGTGCGGTCAAAGTCCATCAGGCCGTCGTTCAGCGCAACTTGTGCGTATCGACCAAGATCAGCGTCTACGCTCTGCTGTATTTGCTCTACTGCCTGAGCAAAGGGCAAGCCTGTCAGCGTGTTGGCATATACCTGAGCGGCAACCGCCTCGACAAACTCTTCCCCCAGTGTCTCAAGCCCGCGAAACGATAACTGCTGTAGTTGTCGCACAACTGTTTCATCAAGCCTCGCAAGTGCCGTGTAGTTGCCTAGCATTGCCTCTGCCTGACTCGCCACCAATGCGTAATCACGAATCATGTCGTCGATTTCGGCGAGATATTCTTCTTGCACGAACTGACTAATAGTGGCTCGGGCATTCACTGCCCACTCTAAGTCAAACAGTTGTCCATCGCGCAAAGGAGCGTTGCTCATAAGCTGGACGATACGCTGTGACAATACCGCCAGCGCATTCTGCAATCGACGCTCATGCCGTTTAGCACGGTCAATTACGTCTTTAGCGTGGTCAGTATCAGCCGCCATCTGTTAGCGTTTGTATTGGCTCGACTAGCTGGTCGCCGCCAGCAATCTCATCAAGGCCAATCTTCTCGCGCACCTCATTAGGTGTGACTAGGCCGCTGTCGATGTGGTACTTGTAAATCTGCGTCTCTTTAGCGAAGTCACCGACCGCTGTAGTTGCCTCTTCAATCTCGCCGTGCGCCTGTGCCAGTACGTTGTCGTCGAGTACGAGGTCAGCGATCTTCTTGTCAATCTCACGAAGCAAGGTGACAGACTTAACGCCGCTGGCTCGCGTCTGCTGGAGGAAGCGTAGTTCAGAATCGTAGTCACGGATGTCGAAGCTGTCAGGGTAGTCAATCTCTACCTCGTGTAACGGATGACCCTGCCACGTACACCACAACTGCCACAATTGCTCTTCTGCTAGCTCTAAGATGTCAGCCTTCTCAGACAGCTTTGCGTTCAGCATTTGAAACTCTGTCTGCATAGCCACGCCTGACTGCGTGATTGCCTCTGTGCCGCGTACTGCACCCATGTGGGCCATGCGGTTAATTGACTCAATCTTGTCCTCAATAGAGGCGCGTATGGCGTCTAGGTTAGCCCCAGAGGGTTGCATCTGATACGGCTTCAGCCCTGCGTCGATGTCGTCGCTAATGTTAATCACCGCACCAGCACCTGCACTAGCGTCAGTGTCGTAGGTCTTAACGAGTGTCGGGTGGTTAGAGATGCGAATCAGTTGCTCGATTTCTGATAGCTCTTGGTAGATAGCCTGTTGCATGTAGGCGATGTCACTGATGTCGCTAATGCCAATACCGCGCACTACTGAGCGGTTAGAGGGTAGGTGTACTGCGGGTATCTTGCCGATAGGGTTGTCGATCGTCTCGATGACGTTTGCCTCATCACCGTGGTAGCGCACTAGCTGAATCGTGTCTCGCGTCCAGATACGGAAATACGTTTCGGTCGTCGTGCCGTCAATGCGGTTTACCGACTCCCTGACCTTCATGTAGGTTAGCTCATGACGACCGCTAGGCATTCGCTCATATTTCCAGTCGTAGACATTCTCAGGCGTGATTAGCGTGACGTATGGCCGAATCTCCTGCGCCAGTTCCTCTGCCCGTGTGCCTGCTGTGGACTGCGGCTTGTCCAGCATAATCCAAACGTGACCATAGACGCTTGACCATATCTGCGCTTCACGCATGAAGCTGTTAAAGCTCTGCCCGTCGAGGTTGCTGTCCTTTAGAAACGCCTCAAGGTCGGCACTGCCTTCCATCTGCTGATAGTTACGGGTAGGCGGCACACGCCACAAAAATGACGAGTAGACATGCACGACGTTACGACAGTGGTTGTCTAGCGGGGTTAGGGCTAGGCGTCTGCTATAGGCGTTCTTGTCTTCGTTTAGATAGCTGGTGAGGTATGACCCGTCGCGATAGTCTTGCCCGCCCATATAGCTACGGAGGTAGAACTCCCAACGTGCGATGTTGTTTTCGTAGTCGGGGTGCTGGTATTCGATATCTTCGTAATACATTTACGTCCACCTCTGCGGTGCTGTTGGCTGATGCGCCTTTCTGATTGGGAATAAATACTCAACCGCATAGCCAAGTGCATCGTTCATGTGGTCAAAGCCATCCTTCTCGGGCTGACTGGTGCCTTCCTTGTAGGTATGGCGTTCCAATGACTCAATCACCTTCTTGCACTTAGGGTCAACGTATAACCGTCGCTGTCCATCGTTAGATAGTAGGCGACTGTTCACCGCGTTTATTCTGTCTCGTACTGCCGCATGAGAGTTTCGGACGCGTACCTCGAAACCCGCGTTCTGCAATATGGACAAGTCTGTCCTTCCACCTGCGCTTGTCTTACGTTGACGGGACGCAGGGTCAGGATATATCACTATTGTACCATTTCCGTAGCGTTCGCGAAGCTCTGCAACCATCTCATCGGTATTCGAGCCAAACATCACTATCTCGTCAAAGATATGAAGCGTGTCGCCCTTACGTGTCATTAGCACAGCACTCATCGGGTCGAGGTTGAAGTCCATTCCTACGTGTATGACACCGATATCGTTGGTATGTTTTGCAACTGACTCTTCTCGCTTGAATCCGTAGTAGATGATTCCGCTGTAGTTGACGAATCTGGCTTCGTATTCTTGCTGGAAGGTTCGTTCGTCCAAGTCCGCTTTAGCTGAC